CCCTGATGATAGCACTGATTATGTTATCCCTACCGTTTCTGCTACTGGTAACTCTGAAAATGCCTATATAGGCTCTCTTTGGGACTATTTCGGTTTGCCCGTGAATACGTCTGGTAATTTATCTGGTATTAGCGCTCTTCCATTTCGTGGTGTTTACCTTATTTGGAATGAATGGTTTAGAGACGAAAACCTCCAGAAATCCGTCAAGATTCAAAAAGGCGATACCAACGAAGTTTTAAACTCTACTCGAGCTTCCGAGCAGCCTTCTTGGGTTTTCTCGTCAGATACCAATATTGTTCCCGGCTTAGCCTGTCCGCCTCGTGGTAAACGTCATGACTATTTTACTTCTGCTCTTCCTTGGACCCAAAAAGGTCCTGGCGTTGAGATTCCTTTAACTGGTGATGCTCCTGTTTATGGTACCGGACGTCCTATGGCTTTGACTAGTACTGGTTCTGATCGTCTTAACTTGATGGTTTTTGAAAGTGGTGGTGCCCATACCAATCCTCGTACTTATATTAATGCTTATGCAGATGCTCAATTGCCCACCGGTGCTACTGGTGGCTGGAATGTTCCGCAAGTTGGCGGAAATTCTCCTGCCATAGGTCTTGCCACTAAAGGTGATAGTGGTGTTTATGCTGATTTGAGTTCTGTTTCGTCTGCGACTATTAACAATTTACGTATGGCTTTCCAAATGCAGAAGTTTTATGAACGTCTTGCACGTGGTGGTAGTCGGTATACAGAAGTGCTTCGCTCTTTCTTTGGCGTAGTTTCTCCTGATGCACGTTTGCAGCGTCCGGAGTTTCTCGGCTCTTTCACTAAAATGGTTAATGTTAATCCAATAGCACAGACTTCCGCTACCAACGACACCTCTCCTCAAGGCAATCTCTCTGCTTATGGTGTTACTGCCGCTAAGTTCCATGGCTTTACTAAGTCTTTTGTTGAGCATGGCTATATTTTTGGTTTTGTATGTGCTCGTGCCGATCTTACTTACCAGCAAGGTATTAACAAGATGTGGCTTCGCTCTACTGTTTATGATTTTTATTGGCCTACATTCGCTCATCTTGGCGAACAGGCTATTGAGCTTCGTGAGATCTATGCTCAAGGTTCTGAAGCTGATGCTACTGTTTTTGGCTATCAGGAACGTTATGCCGAATATCGCTATAAACCTTCGCAGATTACAGGTAAGTTCCGTAGCTCTGTAACTGGTGGTACTTTAGATAAGTGGCATTTGTCCCAGTTCTTTAAAAATGCTCCAACTCTCAACGAAGAGTTTATTATTGAAAAACCGCCTATTGATCGCATTATCGCCGTTCCCAGTGAGCCTGAATTCTTGCTTGACATAGGCTTCCGTTACACTACTGTGCGTCCTATGCCTATGTTTGGTACGCCCGGCCTTGTTGATCACTTCTAGAAGGAGTTGGTTTTATGTCATGGCTTTCTAATACACTTGGCAGTATAGCTGGTTCTGTTTTGGGTTCTGCCGTTCAGAATCATTATAATTCTGCTGGTGCTGCACAGCAGAATGAGTGGAACGTTGAGAATTATAAACATCGTTATCAATGGGCTACTGAAGACATGCGTTCAGCTGGTCTTAATCCTATTCTTGCCGCAACTAATGGTATAGGCGGTTCTATATCTGGAGCTTCAGCCGCTTCTGTAGGTATGAGTGATATAGGTTCTACCATGAACTCTGCCAAGGCCGCTAGTGCCGCTGAAAGGCAGGCTAAGAATGCCGAGCATCTTGCAATATCTCAAATTGATAAAAACGTCGCAGAAGCCGATTCTGTGCGTCAGAGTACCCATGGTACAGTTCTTCAGAACGGTATTCTTGCAAATGATTTGAATCTTCGCGAGCAGACTTATGAAAAGCGTCTTGGTTACGAACTTGAAAAGATGAATCTTGAGCTTGAAAACCTTCGTCTTCAGAGTTCTTACCTTAGCTCTGGTGTATTGAACAATATTGCTTCTGCTAACCGTGCTAATTCTGCCGCCGCTTTTGATAATGTTCAAACTGAAATGGCAGGTATGGAACGCGATTTCTATAAGAATATTGAAAGTCTTACAGGCGCTCCTAGATCTGTTGCTAGTGGCGTTGGTTCTACTGTCAAAAATGTTATAGGCTTCCTCGGAGGTCGTTACTTTGGAAGGAGATAACTTTTATGTCTAATAAAACTACTATGATTTTGACTTTTATTGTTTCTGTTGTTGTTCCCTTTATTCAGGAAGTCGTGGATCTAATTGAAGCTCTGAAAGGTAAAGCTTCTTCGAATACCGTTACTGCTAAAAAGGTTGCCTCGGACTTTCAATCCGATGTTGCTCAACTTATTGAGCCAGTTGCTAATAAGAATGATTCTAAAAAAACTAGCCGTTTTTTCGGTTCTTGGAGGGATGCTAAATGAGAAGACGTCGTTTATCTAAACGAGGTTCTCGTCGTCTTTTCCGGCGTACCTCCAGATCTCGTCGTAGAAATTTTAAAAGAGTAGGACGAGGTGGATTTAGGATTTGACATTCTGACTTAATCCTGATACAATCGGTACAGGTGATTAATATGGTTTGTTATAATCCTATCCTTATGTACCCAGTTGAAGGAGCGATTACGAAAAATGGAAAGCAACATTATAGTTTTTACGGTAGCCTTGCCTCTCACCCCGAGCTTGCTGGCGATAGCCGTTTCATTCGTTGTTCTTGTAAACAATGCATCGGTTGTCGTCTCGAAAATAGTAGACAGTGGGCTGTCCGTGCTGTTCACGAAGCCCGTTCTTCGTCTTCTGCTTATTTCGTTACTTGCACTTTCGACGATTATCATTTGCCACGTGATAAAAGCTTAAGCAAGAAATTTCATCAGACTTTCATGAAAAATCTTCGTCGTGAGTATGGCAGTGGTATTCGCTTTCTCGGCTGTGGTGAATATGGTGAACTTCATGCTCGCCCCCATTATCATTACATTTTGTTTAATATTGATTTTGATGACAAAATTTTTCGGTTCCGTACAGACGGTTATAATACTTATACTTCTTCTCGTTTTGCCAAGGTATGGAAATACGGTATGCATCTTATTGGTGAGTTTAGCTTTGATTCTGCTGCCTATGTCGCTCGCTATATAGTTAAAAAGCAGACAGGCAAAGACGCTCCTTCTCACTATAAAGGCCGCATCCCTGAATTCATGGTTGCTTCTAATCGCCCTGGCATCGGTGCCCGTTGGCTTGAAAAACATGGTGAAGAATGCTATGCCAATGATTATGTTGTTATTAACGGTAAGAAGATGCGTCCTCCTCGTTATTATGATAAGAAATTTGATGAAACGCATCCTCACTGGATGGAGTTTATTCGTAATAATCGTATTGAGAAGATGCTTCATAACCTGGAGAACAATACTTTTGAGCGTTTGGTTGACCGTTGTAGAGTCCAAGAAGGAAAATATAAACATTTTCTCGGTAGAAAGCTTGACAAGGTATTATGACTGTGTTATCATTAAGTCAGAAACGAGGTGATGCTTTATTAGTGAACTTGAAGCTGTTAAAAAATTCTGTTGCGAGCGTAATATTACTTTTGACTATTCTTTTCGTGGCAGTAAATATGGCGCTTACCTTCTTAAACCTGATGGTTCTAGGGTTGTTCGTATTGATGATGACTATTTTGTCATATCAAGTTCGCTTTACCTTATGATTCGTAGGTATTTAGTTGCACTTAGGAAAGGAGATGATTCCGCTGAGACTTTATTCCATTTATGATTCCAAGGCTGAACAGTTCAGTCCTCCACAGGTTTATCATAATGATATGCTTGCTCTGCGAGCTTTTGAGGGTATAGTTAACGATGATAAAATGCTTATTAAAAAGTATCCTGAAGATTTTACTTTGTATTATGTTGGCAATCTCGGTGACAGCGACGGTCGCTATTATATTGAGAATTGTGACGAGTCCCGTATTCCTGTCATGGTTGGTCGCGCCATAGAATATGTTCAGGATGTTGACAATGTTCCTACCAAGTGATAATCTAATAAAGAGCGTATCAGAAAAAGGACGATCTCACGGAGATCGTCTTTTTTTTGTACGCCACGCCCGCCGCGTTTAGGCGCCTGCGAAAGGAGGTGAAACTATGAAATTTAAGACAGCTTATGATCCTGTAGAAGAACATGATCATTGTGGCATTGAGTTTACCATGCCCTCTCTTACAGTTCAGGACGAGAAAGAGGATACTGATATTAATTACATCGTAAATAAGTATGCAGACGGTCAGAAAGGTATCGCTACTCTTGATCTTGGTGATAGTTCGCAGTATGCTTTCCTCCAATTTGGAGACGCAACGCTCCCTGGCGACTATAGTACTGCTCTTGAACTTGTATCCGGAGTTCGTGAAGAATTCTACAGTTTACCCGCATACGTTCGAGCAAAATTCGGTCACGATCCTATGAATTTTATTAATCAACTTAACAATCCTGAAACTCTCGAATATCTCCAACGAGAAGGTCTGTATGGTAGTGAATATACCTTTAACGAACCACAACAGTCCGTAAGTAATAAACAAACACAAGAAAAAAGTAACACTTCAGAACAAAATAATGAAAAAGAACAAAAATAGGCGTCACCGAAGCAGTTACTTACTTGATGTAACTGGCGTAGGTGACGCAAAAATAATCTAAAACCTAATAATAATTTGCTTTAGGTTAATTATTAGGTTTACACTTCGAAGAAGGTGAAATTTTGGCTCGAAAAAAAATAAGAGTTCGAGGACATCGCTTCAGCGATGCTCCTGCAATGTACATGAAAAGGACTAAATTCGACCGTTCGCATGTTTATAAGACAACTTTTAATTCAGGCAAGCTTATACCTGTATTTATTGATGAGGTATTGCCTGGCGATACTACTCGTATGTCTGTTAATTATTTCGCTCGTTTGGCTACTCCTATTAAACCTATCATGGATAATATTTATCTGGACTGGTTTTTCTTTTTTGTCCCAAATCGCCTTGTGTGGGAACACTGGCAGAATTTCTGTTTTGAACAGGAAGACCCTGATGATAGCACTGATTATGTTATCCCTACCGTTTCTGCTACTGGTAACTCTAAAAATGCTTATATAGGCTCTCTTTGGGACTATTTTGGCTTGCCCGTGAATACGTCTGGTAATCTATCTGGTATTAGTGCTCTTCCATTTCGTGGCGTTTATCTTATTTACAACGAATGGTTTAGAGACGAAAACCTCCAAAAATCCGTCAAGATTCAGAAAGGCGATACCAACGAAGTTCTGAACTCTGCCCGATCTTCTGAGCAGCCTTCTTGGGTTTTCGCGTCAGGTACCAATATTGTTCCTGGCCTTGCCTGTCCGCCTCGCGGTAAGCGTCATGATTACTTTACTTCTGCGCTGCCTTGGACACAGAAGGGACCCGGCGTATCTATAGGCTTAGCTGGTACTGCTAAGATTGTTGATCCCAAACCTGT